TCCGCGCACGGTCTTCGCAAAGCCGGCGCGACCGTTATGGCTAACAACGGCGTGAGCGATAAGGAAATGATGGCGTTTTTCGGCTGGAATAAATCTGATCAGGCACGCACTTACACGGCTAAAGCCGACAACGCTAGATTAGCATCAAGTGCCGGGCGGCAGTTGAAAATATGAACAAAAAAAGTACAGAATATGCAAACCTTGGGAGTAAGACCTGCAAACTTAACCTAAAACCGTTGGTATTCTGCGGTATTCAAAAGAAAGTGGCGGGAGTGACGGACCCACCACGAAATTTGCAAGCTATTGATTTCGTTGATCATTCCAAAATAGTTTGCATGCAAAATATCTTCATGAATACGCATGAATACCCACGGATATGCAAACCGATGGGGAATATACCGTGGAAATTTTGAAAACTGTTTTTGAAGGCGTCGTGTTTCTTGCGGCGCTCGTCACCTTGTGTGCGTGGATGTTCGCTTTAGAGGCGTTAATCCAATGAAGCTGAGTAAGACCGGACAGGAAAGCGGCGGGTCAGACGTGCCGTTTATCACGCCGATCAACGGCAGGTTCTTAATTCCTTTTAACAAGACACCCAACGACGTGCTGCAGCGTCATCGTGATGCTCGTGATGGCGTCGAGCAAGATGTATCGACGCCGTTTATGAAGCGCGGCAACTACATGCAGGGCGGTGCTTTGCAGTGGTTTAATGACGAGTTCGACTCGAAGGTTGTCGAGCCCGAGATCGGTTACCGGAACGAGTGGTGCAACATGACTGCATCGCTCGACGGCATGTTCACCGTTGATTGGATGCACGGCAATTACATGATCCCTGCAGGCAGCCCGTGGGAGTGTAAGATCCCCGGCTTTCCAGCAGAGCGCACCGATGGAATGGAGCGCGTCCTGCAAGTGCAGGCGCAAATCGACTGCGTGAATGCAGAATGGGGTGTCATCGCTGAGTTAGCGATGAGCGATTGTCGATGGCGCATCGCAATTGTGCAGCGTCATGAGCCCACAATAAGAGCGATCCGCGAGGCGGTTGATGTGTTCTGGAAGCATATGGCGGACGGCACAGACTACGGGCCGCAGACCTCAAGCGAAGCATCTCGCATGCTGCTCGGCAATCGCCTGCCGGATCGAATGGATCTCACCGAAAGCCCGACGACCGAGGTCATGAGCGAGGCTCGTCAACATCTGATCGATGCCAGTGAAACGTACCTGACCGCTCGGCGCACAAAGCAGAATTGTGAACGCATGATGGAAGATTGCGCTCACGTTATGAAAGCTATGATGAATGATGTTGAACGGGTGAGCTTGCCGAACGGTATCAAGGTTAACCATACAACAACCGCCGATGAAAAGCCTCGCCGATTTTCTGTGACGGAGCCGAAAACATGACATGCAGACATTCAAGAGACTTCGCCCGGTGGTGCGATGATTTGGAACGCAAATACGACGTGATGCCCCGGTGGTATTGGGATGAGTCAAAGCGTCGGGCTGAATTTGAAATTACGCGGAGACAGACTGATGAAATGGATAAATGATTTAGATATGCGTCTGCGGAGGACGATTAACAGCTTACCGGCTCGCCCGGCAAACGCCGGTCACAACATTGCTCAAATTAATAAGAACTGCATGTATTGCGGAATATCCTTACGCCCGTCTGCTTACTCTACAACGCCTGACAGCAACGGTGTGTACCCAGCAGTAGTCTGTGACAAGTGTGCGCGTGAAGAGATTGAAGCGATTGCAAATGATGAGGCGTATGCAGATCACCACAATCGAATGCACTACCTGCGCGAAATTGGCGTAACTGTTTTGGAGGATCACAAAAAGTGACCGAAAATAATTTCCACGCAGACCTAGTGGCTGCGCTGTCAGCGATCACTAACCCGCCGATGACATCAAACAATCCGCATTTCAATTCAAAATTTTCCTCGCTTATTGATTGCGTCAACACAATCCGACCAATTCTCGCAAACCACAGCATTGCAGTGACGCAGATGGTTAGGCACGGCGAGGCAGGTGATCGTGTCGTCACGCGCCTCGTACATAAATCCGGCGAATTTATTGAAGATGGCGGTGTGCCGCTCGTTAACACAAATGATCCACAAAAGATGGGCTCGTCATTAACTTATGCGCGGCGCTATGGGTTGCTTTCAATAACTGGTGCAGTCGGTGATCCCGATGACGACGGCAACAAAGCCTCTGAACCGGAGCCGGTACTGGCGCAGGTTGCCGCGACTACCACCAATGATGCCGATTTTACGCTGCACCTTCTCGACAACAAAACGCTGACTTTTGACAGTAGTAAAGGTTTGGTTGACGCCTACACCATCGAAATGCGGAAACTGCTACAAGACGCAAATCTTACGAATGCGGAAAAAGAAAGGTGCATGAAAGATTTTGAGGGAAAAAACACCGACGCGCTGGCCGCAATTCCACCCGGTGCGGCTGCAAACCTCAAATCGAGGAGGCTCGAAGCAAATAATTATTTAGGAGCGAAAAAATGACAACTGAACAGCAACTCGAACATCCTGTTAAATTAGGTGTAACACCGGTGCAAAAAAAAGTTCTCGATTTCCTGCGAGATTATATTGAGCTTCATGAGTATTCGCCGTCGATGCGGGAAATTGCATCCGGCTGCAAGATGACACTGAGCAACGCAGTGAGAGTCACTGCAGCGCTCGAAAAACGTCAGCGCATCACCCGACTATACGGTATAGCTAGATCTATTTCTGTACTCGACTGATTGATTTCGACCAAGTGTCTGCTTCAGTTTCGGTGTTGAACAAGCCTACCCTGATCCTTTTAGTTTTTTGCTGTGCCTCAACCACAGGTAAAAAATAACACAGCCTGATGTCGAGAGCGACGAGAGCCAGAACATCGCATTGATTTGGGTTTACAGATTTTTTTGAGGCCGAGCCGGTAGCCACATTGAAGTGATAAGTGTATCGGTCAGACGGTTTTCCGGTTGCCTTAACCTCTACTCGATACCACCGACTGTCGAAGTGCACGATGATGTCACAGCCGTCTGTTCGAACAATGGCAGGCATACCCCCAAGGCGCTCGATGGCAGCGGCGGCGATTAGATCGCCTACCCTACCTGCTCGGGTGTTCATTTTTTGCCTGTCAGCGCCCGAATTTTGTCACGCAACACCCCGTAGTCGATCAGCATCTGACCGATAGCGCTGCAATTTTCAGACAGCGGCTCGTTGTGCACGCACGGCTTTTTCAAAACCCCCGTCTCGGTTGCAGCCCGGTCTAAAAACTTTCGAGAATATTTTTGCAAGGGAGCCGACACAATAACCGGCTCGCCTTTCTCCGCAGTCTTATAATCGAAATAGGCCGACGTAATTGAACTCACGCCAGAGATAGCGCTAAAACTTTCCACTACGCAGCCGCCGGGCAGTATAAGGCATAGACCGATTGCCATCCACCTCAGCCATACGACGATGCGCCTCCACCTCGGCCGCGAAGGCTTTCGCCTTCGACGCCTTACGGACAACCCGCGCCAAGAGGAAGGCCCCCCCGGTGAGTAGCGCGCAGCCAAGTAGGATGGAGACGACAACGGTCGTACTCAACTCTCTGCCTTCTCGCCGAGGAAGAACCCGGCGACACCCGCCAAAGCGGCAAGCGCTGTGCTTATGTTTTGCATGAGGCCCGGGTCAATGTTGATCCCCGTGAGAGCTAACACGCTCGCGAGGGCAGCATAACTTGAGGGCTCCCGCAGTCTCTTGATCAATTGTGACATTTTGACTCCTGACGTTGAGGTTAAGAATAAGACCATAGGTTAGGCCGTGGGGAATTAGTGATGACATCAACGTGCAGAAAACGCTGATGATGTTGGCCGGTTTGATTGACGCCAATGCCTGTCACGCGGTCATCTGCACAGAATAATCTCAGCAGTTCGTATGCGTCTCGTTTGCTAGTTTGTACATCAACAGCAGCCCCGCTGTTGTGCGATCCCGGCTTGACCTTGCGGGCTTCTATCGGGTGCTTGTCGCACCTATAGCCCGACGTAATTCGCATTGGCTTGCCGTACTGTGAGCGAACTGACTGCAGCACCTCTAGCAGCGTGGTGTCGAGTTTGATCGTCTCGCAGCCGCACCGACAGCGGAACTCGCTTTCGCTGAAGTTGGGATATCGCTGCCAGTCAATCATTTTTAATCGCCTTGTGTGCACCGTTGTGCATATGCTGAAGCACATTGACATCGCGCCGCAGCGTTTCCGTTTCAACCTGCAGGCGCTCTAGTGATCGATGCAATCTCTCGCGGTTTTGCGGGTCCATCATTCCTGAAATTACAGAAAGACGTTGCGAGACCAAATCGGTCGATGTGTCGTTCCTGTCTAATCGCGTGTCGAGTTTTCCTAGGCGTTTCAGAGCGTCTTTCAAATCCTCCTCAACCTGCGACAACTTAGACCGCACGACCGCAAACGAACCGATAATGGACGCGCTCATACCACCAATCGTCACGATCATTTCCGGCGTCAGTTCCATCAACTGCAAAACTTTTTAAGGCTGTCGCCAAATCGCTGCTGCATCAGCGTTTCGCTCGTTGAGGTGTCGCCAAATTTGATAATGTTATTGCGGTCATCGATTGCAGCCATCGCACCGACGCGCACGCGCAAACTACCTTCTTTAAGTTTTGTATCCCTGTAATCTGCATCGCCAGTAAAATCGTAGATGAAGTCTTTGAGCGCGAATTTGTAGCTCTCTGGAGTGTCCTTGATCTTTTTGTCTGAATTCGCAATCGACCACTTTTGGAAGTCTTCGCCACCAAAGAATGCGTGTACGTTTTGCAGCGCGTTACCGTCTTCAACTGCGACCGCAGCACGGTAGCGCACCTCCGCCCACTTGACTGCATAGTTCCACCACCACAGGCAGTCGACGAGCTTTGTTGTATCCGTTGGGCAAGCGTCGTTGAACCGCTTTATGTCTTCAAGGTGCGCTTGAAAATCATCTCGCTTGAGATAGTCCCTAGTGGTCATATTGATGAGGTCGGGATCGGCAGAGAACGCAGCAGACCCGAACATCTGGTCGCCGAGCTCGCCAGTCACGCAAAGAACGCCCGACTGCGCGTGATGCGCTATATCGTTACCGACAAAACTGGATAGCATGTGGGTCGGAGATCCAAAAAACCGATCACGCGGTCCAGCGTGACAGGCAAATTTGTTCAGCTTTCCGTCGATGTGGTCAGCAAAAAACTTCGGGTACTCTGCAACGCTTGAGCGATACGGATCATCTGTCGAATAGACTATCGTCATTCTTTCAAGGTCATCTGTCTGCGCCGTTCGCAGCAGCGCGACAAGCACTCCAGTGCTGTCAATCCCGCCGCTCCAGTAGACGCGAAACTCACGATTCAAATTCCAAATGCGCTGCGCTTCTGCCAGCATTACGTCATCAAGGGTGTCGGTAAAACCGGTCGCGTCTGGGATTGGTTCTGCGCTCATTTTCACGCCCGGCGTGGGTAGCGTACCACTCCGGTCAACGGGCATCCAAAATGCATGAACGGCGTGAGCGATGACATCGAGTGCAGTCCTGTCTCGGACATCTGCGCCGAGACGAACCGGAAAATCCTGACGGCAGAATTTCAGAGAGCTACCAAGTGTTGCGGTGAAAGGTGTATCACTTTCGGAGTGCTCCATCTCAAACAACCGCACCACTCGGTCGAATTCGGCAACCGCGCAATCCCGGCCCAGCAAAAACCACATCGAATTCACGGCAGCACAACTGTTTTCCACGAATGTGATTTCTGATTGCGAGGTGAAACGAGCTCGGAATGCAACGCACTCCTCGCAAATTTCATCGTCGTCATCAACCAGATCAAAAACATTGAAGTCACTAAGCAACTCCACCATTTTTTCCGCTGAATCAGCCGTTTCAATTTCGTCTCGGAGGCGTTTGGTCCCAGCTAAAGCAGCACGACGTTTTTCACGACGAATGACACTGAGATATGCCTCGGTTATAATTTTTTGTCGGCTCGTATCCCCCGGCAAACCAACGTCACGGATAACCTCCGCGTAGTTTTTTTGGGAGTCGAGAAATTCCTGATAAATTACATCTTCGTTTTTCGCAGGAAAATGCCAATTGCAATCAAATAAGGCGCGTTCGTCGAACCGTGAAAGAATGACAGCCCTGACATCCTCAACAGGCTTGAACCGCTCGACATATCTATCGCCATCATCGTTCAGCACCATCACCATTGTCTCGATATCGCTCGGACTTTGATTGCTACCGGGTATCATTTTTCAGCTCCATCAAAACTTGAACCCGCTCGCGCTCCAGTGAAATGGCGCCACCTAATGCGAGAGCAATTAATGCGGAATAAAAAATCAGACGCATCACGATGTCGCTCCATTAATCGTACCGCTGTTGTTCAGTGTCTGACTGACCGACGAAACGTGATGAATCGCCTTACCTGCAGCACCGCCTGAACCACCGCTCTGATTTGAGACCGCGCAACCTGATCCGATTCCGGCTGATCCGCTGGCGCCGGCGACACCAAAGTCACCACCGACTGCACCCACTCCACCCGGCGCGACACGCGACGTGTTTCCATTGGTTTTTGCGGAGGGTCCGGCCCCGTTGCCGCCTTCGCCGCCAGTGGCGTTTGTTCCACCGACGCAATCGCCCTCGCTGTCGGTGTGACTGCCTGCACGAATGGATTGGCCCCCTGCTCCCCCGCCACCACCGCCACCTTTGATCGATGCACCGCTCGCGTTGTTTACGGTGACGGTCACGTCTTGAAGACTGATCGCGTGACCGGCAGCAGCACCTGTGCCTCCGTTTGCGCTTCCGCCGGCACCGCCCTTGCCTACGATTGTTCCGTTGTTATTCAGTATTAATGTCGATCCGCTGACGAGATCCACGACGAACGCCGGCGTGGTCGTCGCGGTAGCGCTCACTGTAATGCCCGAATTAACGGTGACGGTCACGTCGATTGAGCTCGTACCATCCCAGCCGTGGTTATTGGTAAGGTCCGACGCTAAATTGTAATTTTCGGTGTTCGATGAAATCGTAATCGTCGTGCCGCTAACGACACTCACACCACCCTGCACTATTGGCATTAACGACATTTTATTGCAACGCCTTCACCGTTAATGCGCTGAACGTTGTAGATCCGTCGTTGTAGCGAGTGATGTAAAGAAAAAATTCGTGGCCGTTTGTGGTCGTGAGATCGTCTCCGTCGACTTTCGTAAAACCTGATGTTGTCAGCGTTCCTGCACTGGCGTTATTTTTTTGCAGCAAAACCATCGTGCAGTTTTTTGCTGGCACGCCGAGAGTGTGGGCGCCGCCGTTTGTGAAATGCTGAAAGTTTCCATCGTCGGGGTCAGGCGTAAACGTGCCGCTGGACTTAGTTCCGGCGTCTTCTGTTGCGCTCGAAAATCCGGCCGTGAGCTCGTCGGCTGTGTCAGCCTTCAAAATGTCGGAGTCGGCAGTTTCAAACGCGCTGCTTGCCGCAGTTGCTGCGGTGCCAAGCCCGAGCGATGTGCGGGCCGTAGCCGCGTTTTCGGCGACCCACGTGCTTCCGTTGCCGACGATAAAATTGCTATCGGTTTTAGCTAACGCAGCGATGGCATCCAGATCGGCGTCGTGCGCCTGCACGT